TTACCTGTGTTTCCTGACTTTCCAATTTTTTGTCCCTTTGTTACAAAGTCACCGAGGTTCACACTTCGCTCACTTAAGTGTCCATACACTGTCTGGTACCCATTAGGATGATCGATAACGATAGCGGTTCCGTAATCTGGTCCTGGGTTAATACTGGAAACATAACCATCAAGACTTGCTGATACAGGTGATCCGATCTTCATTGGGAAATCTTGACCTGTGTGTACGTTGTTTGTTGATGCCCAAATTCCTGAGTTATCTTTAGCACCAAACCCGTTTCCTGCGGCTCCGCCTCGTGGTCCGATACCAGTATTAAATCCAGCACCAAATCCAGAGGTTGCTCCACCGCCTGGTACACCCTTAGGAAGTAATGAGATTAAATCTTTTATTCCACTTAACAGCATAGTGATGCCTGTAGATAAAGCCGCTCCTACGTTAGTTCCGCCAACTCCGCCAATCAATCCCTTTAGGTATCCCATTTGCTCAACGGATTTCCCTAGTACTCGGTTAAATGCTTCTACAGTATCTGCAGCATTTTCAAAACCGCGAATCATTGCGGTTTCTGCTTTCATCATTAACTCTGTTTCAGAACCGCTTAAACGACCTGCAGCAGTGAGGGCTGTGTTTGCATTCCCTCCTCCTTGATTACTTCCACGAACTGCGAGGTCTGGATTTCGTCCTGCTGTAATATCAATCATTGCTTGATACAAGATCTCTTGTTGCCCTGCATCAAATCCCATAGTAGACATGTTGGCACCAAGGAAACCACGTTGACGTGATTCTTGTAATGCTTCAACACTGCTGAATCCACGACCACCAGTCATAGCACTCATTAACTGCTTTGCAATTTGCCCTGGTGTTTTTTCTTTTCCAGAAACCGCATCATAGGTACTGATACCGTACTGGTATAGGTTTGCTCCCATAGGACCTGACTGAAGTCCTGCAATTGAACTAGCCGCTGCTGCGTTATCCATTCCAAGATATTTAAACGCTCCACCAACTTGAGATACAGTCTGTAGGTAGTTAGCACTTCCTGGGGTATAGCCACGACTAGCCAGTAACGCTGCAACTGCAGCATCTGAACCACGACTAGAGAAGCCACCACCCATAGCGCTGAATGTTGCACGCTCTAACTGACCACGGTTAATTCCTGGAGATGCTAATCCTGCTTGGTAGAATCCAACTGAACGCTGCATTGTAAGAGCGAGATCAGGCATTCCTGCGTAGGCAGCAGCAACTGGTGCTAAACCTATCTTAGCCGCTCCTATAGCGCCTTGAACAAACTTGCTACGACCACCGCTACCAGGATCTAGGGGGAATCCACCGCCACCCTGTTGAGAGAACTGTCCAAGACTGTTGTTGACTTGATTAGTCCCTGGACCTGAGTAAGTCTGCTGTGGGAAACGTGCATTGTCAGCGCCCGTACCTGGCCGTGTAGTTGATGTGCCTAGGTGAGCACTACCGCCGTTATTCTTTAGAGCGCCAGTAGCGCCCTCCATAGCCGAAGTTGAAACGCTAGATACTTTTTCAAGTGACTCGTAGAGAGCATTAACTTTCTTTGTCAGTTCGTCAACACCAGTGGTCAAAGACTTAATGTTGGCAACCATCTTGTTGGCCATGCTAGTCCTTTCCCTTTACGTATTTGGCTATCTGTAGCCAGTTCTTTCGTTCTCGTGGTGACAACTGCTTTATCTCTGTCAACGTCCATCCCTTAAAGGATTGAGTTAACGCTGCCCATTCAGCCACTACGTGACTGTATGGAAGAGTATTAGAATCGAAATAAGGTCCCGAAATTAACGGGAACTGGTACCTCGCTTCCAGTCTCAGGGTCAGTGACAACGATGCTGTCAAACTGCGGTCCTGGTAGTCGCTTGTTGATCTCTTCAACAATCTTTCTACGATCAGCAAGTCCTAGGTTTCGTACCTGTTGCTTGCTAACAACTGGAGAGTTATCGATCTTTAACACAGTATTCTCTAGCATGATGGTGGTCAACTCAGCGGAGGATTTATCAGAGTTGATAATCATCTCTTTCTGAGAGACACCTGTCGGTAGTGTCACTGTGTACTCGTGGTTCTTTCCCGATACTGAGAAAATACGATCATTAACTGGGTCAGTTAAAATCTTCACTTGAATATCTTTATCAAGATCAACTTCAATCTGCTTTAGTTCTGATCCAAAGTAGACGGGTACTTCTGTGGTGCGACCAAAGGTAGCCTTGAAGATTGCCAGGATAAGCATGTCTCGATCCCCTGCAAGGAGTTGATCTAACATCTTCTCATCTGCCTTCTCATTTCCAATCCGAACTGTTCCTCGTTGAAGGATAGTTAAGATTGCTCTACCGACGTTTGCTGCACGAGCAATTGCTTCTTCGTCATTACCATTGAGTTCTCTTACCTCTGCCTCCGTAATGACTTCCCCAGCGGCGTTTATGTAGCCGCCAGGGAGAGTCACCACGTTGTCCAAAGGAGGGAGGACCTTTACATCTATAGCCTCTGGCTTTTCAGCGATGGCTTGGTTAATGAGGTTGTTTGCCAATGCGGGATTAGCCGCTGCACTAATTGTTTTCGTCATGTTAGTCCTTTGTTAGTCGAGGAAGTCTGCTGCTTGTGTAGTTAAGTTAGGTGCCCAGTTAACATCAAATCCTTCGTGTACGAGTGTCATCTGCTCTACGAATAGGGCGTTGTCACCTGCGTTGAGGTCTGAGTATGCAACTGATGTAGGCCATGCGTTGTAAACTTCAAAACGCATCGCTACGTGGTCTGTTGCAGAAGAGTTATCCTCTTCACCTGCAGAAGGAATTGGGTGTGATAGGACCTGAACTTCTAGGTTGCAACGGAAGTTCTGTGCGATAGATCGTGTTGATCCACCAGCAGCAACAGTTGCAAACATGTTACGCATCCATTCCCAGTTCTGGTTAGTACCAAGAATCACACCACGTTGTAGTGTGATAGGTGTGAAGGTTGTCTGACCAGGAATCTGGTGGACAGTGGTGTTGTAACCACCTTCACGGTATGGGATAGAGTCTGTGGTGACCGATAGGCCAGACACAGAAGTGAACCCTAGAGTGACACCCTTGAGTGCATCTAGTGTTGGATTAGTTCCTTGGGGCTTAAACTGCACCAAGAATCTAAAGTTACGAATCGGATCGGTGATTAATGTCGACCGATTATTAATGATTGTAGGCATTTATATTTCTCCTTCGGATTAGTTCAGCGTCTTTTGGCTGAGGTCGATGACGATGAACTCTGCTGGATATTGAAGAGCCACACCAACTTGGATGTGAACTTCTCCATTTGCAATCTGCTGTGCGCTGTTGTTCTCTCCATCACACTTGATGAAGAATGCTTGAGCGTTAGTTGCTCCACGGAGACCGCCTTGGTTCTTGTACTCGTTCAAGAATGAGCCAAGAGTTGTACGAATCTGTGCCCATAGACGTTCGTCATTGTTCTCGAACAATGCGAACTCTGTAAGGTTCTGTAGATTCTTACGGATGTAGTTAAGTGAGCGGCGCATGTTGACGTACTTGTTAGCAGTGCCGTCTTGCTTGAGTGTACGAGCACCCATGACAGAAAGACCAGCGCCAGGAATCTGACGGATTGGGTTTACTGGAGATGTGCTTGCGTTGAGTGAATCAAGTTCAGTTGAGGTAAATGTCTTTTCTACAGAAACAATTCCTTGAACAGAAGCACCGATACCTGCTGGAGCCTTGAAGACACCACGGCTTGCATCTGTTGATAGGTAGAGTCCTGCTACCGCACCTGATGGTCCGATCTTGCGTAGTGCACCAGCACCACGTCCAAGAGGATCAGAGATAAATACGTGTGGGTAGTAGACAGCGATTGCTGCTGAGTCTGTAAGAGATCCAGCAAACGAGATTGCATTTGCGACAGTCTGGCTAGAAGCAGTCTCAGCAACTACGAATGAGTTGTTTGATTCTGACCAACTTGATGCTGCGTCATACACTTCTGCTTCATCTGCTGACAGGCTGTGGATTCCTGGAAGGAATACGACGAGTGGACGAGCAAGAGGAGAGAAGTCTTCAAATACTGCAGATCCTGTTCCCTTGTAGTCTGTGTAGTCAGCGGCTACTGGAGTAGTTCCGTTTGATCCACCTGTCAAAGGATAGGTAGTTGATACTGGAACACCTGCAGCGCTGCTTGAGATTGTGATGTTTGGTGATACTAGGTTGACTACTGTCTCGGCAAAATCGCTAGACGCTGAGTCATCGAATACAACATTCTCATAGCGCTCAAGAAGGATGTCATCGTTAATATCGTTTGCTACACCAGACTCCTTGTAGACAGTCAATGTGTAGGTTGAAGCAACTGATCCAGCGGTTACAACAACACGAAGGTTGTTACCATCTGCTCCAGCGTTCTTTGATGTTACAGTAGCAACAACAAGACTTCCTGATGTAAGAAGGTTTACTGTTGCTGAATCTGCATCATCTGCAAGTAGACGCTTAACAAATAGTTCACGTCCACCGTTGGCAAAGAATGACCCAACACCGAAGGTGGCTGGGTAAGAAGCGTTGTATCCACCAAAGTACTTAGTGAACTCGTACCAAGATGTAACAAGAGTTACAGTCTCTGGGCCTTGTGCGAAAGGTGCAACAACTGCACCAGCAGAGTCTGCACTTACTCCCGCAGGGAGTGTTGCTGGTAGTAGGCGTTCACTAATGTAAACACCTGGGCGGCTATATGCCATTTTTTCTCCTAACTAGTTGGGTAAGGGTTCCTTATGGTGTCGTTATTGTGATCGGTTCTACAGCAGTAAACTGACCACGACCAATTACTTGGCTGCCAGTTGTGCCTGTAACGTTGAGTTCTTGTACCTTGTAGAGTTTATTGAATGTGGATGGAGCGATCTCGCTAGAGACACGCACCGTGATTGCGTTTACGAATAAACGTTTTCCTTGCTCTGTAATATCTCGCTTAGAGATATCAAGAACATCCAGACGACGTGTAGTTCCGAACTGAGTATTTTCACCCACATTCAAAACTGCAAATCGTAATGGAATCTTTGTGTACAGCAACTGCGCCAAGATCTGACGATCATGACGTGGCTGACGTGCATAGGTTGTGATCTGGTAATCAATATTTACTGGAACAGGAAAGTCCATGTCCTTACCATGCAGGTCTGTATCCCAGTTAACACCTGTTGCCATAGTGTCTGGGTCTGCGTAATAGTTAGGATTGACTTTGCCGCGATGTGCACGATCAAACGCCTCTGCGATATCGATCATGTCAATAGTGATGTAAGGGTATGACTGGTTACGGATTTCCTGGTCAGGTTGTCCAAACCATACGCCTACCTTGCGTTGTGGGCCATCTTCAGTAACTGACTTCTGATCAGTAACAAACATGTCTTTAAGTAGGTTACGAAGTGCTTCATCTTCATCTAACAAGAAACTCATAGGTGATCCTCCAGATGCTGGAAGAGGCGATTGACTAGGAAGTTCTCTGACTCAGCGGTGCGATTTGCTGTATGGCGAATGGCTCCACTTGGTTGTCTGCTAGGAGTTCCGTACTCGTAATCGAGTGCCTCGGCATGATGCTTCTCACTGACATTAGCAGCAAAGCCGTTCTTGCTGTAGGAGACACTGGTGCTGCTCACGACGTGCGATGGCCATCCATTTGCTTTGGCTTCTGATCGCAGGTGTGCTCCTACAAGTCGAGAGGTCTCGTGGCTTGCTTTGTGAATGGAGTTAAGGACGTGGTCTTTCTTCACTTCTTTTTCCTGGCCTTCGCAACGGTTTTGCCAGCAACTTTTCCACCGACGTAGCCTGCGATAAGACCAGTAATAATTGGTTGTTTGTCTTTTGGACGATAGCCGAATGCACCACGCATAAACTCTTCGACTTCATCTTTGCCGTTCAATTCAGCGGCACGCTCATACCAAGGCTTCCAAGCCATAATAAACCCCTTTATCGCAAGTAGTGGGAACTACACAGGCACCGCAGCGGTGGTCTGATATTGCAATGATAAATGAAAAAGCCACCCGTAGGTGGCTTAGTCATTACTTCTTTTTAATCTTTTTAACGATCGCCACGTCCATCTTGCGGTCGTCTTCCTGAGACTTAGGCTTGCGGTGCTTCTTGTCCATCTTCTCAAACATAGCCTTCTGCTTTTTGTCTAGACCCTTAGTGGTCTTGGCATCCTGCCTCTTGTCTGAGTCTTTGGTGTATTTCACTACATGCCTTTTTTCTTGTTCATAGTCATCTTTGGCGCTTTACCTTTTTTAAGGGCTTTGAAGTCAGCGCCAGTGATCTTGTCTGTTGGCTTTGCAGCCCCAGCGATCTTCATCTGCTTAGGAGTAAGAGTCTTCTTCATCACTTCTTGTCCTTCTTCTTCTTAGTCGGTTTACTTGTGGCTTTTGCAAACTTCTTATTAGCAGCGGCAAGAGTCTTCATGCCGTGTTTATCCTTAGGCTTCATGCAGCCACAGGTTGCACACATTACTTCTTCTTTGCCTTACATGCTTTACAGGTACCGCAAGTACACTTCTTTGCTTTTGACTTTGGGCCTTTACCAAATCCTGGCTCACCCTTTTTCTTACCACATCCACATGCTGCACACATTTACTTGCTCACTTTCTTCTTAGGTTTGGATTTTGGAACGCCCTTTGCAGGAACGCAATTAGGAACTTTCTTGCCATTCTTCATCTTCATACCTACCTGGGTGTAACCATCCCAGCAAGGATCTGTCTTCTTGGTTGCCATTAGCAATCCCACTTTCGTAGTGCCAAGGCTTTACGGGTTGGCTTGCCGTTCTTTTCCATAGGACCTTCCATGCCTCCCATACGTGCACAGAAGGACTTACGTCGTGCTGCAGACTTTGGTGACTTTTTTGCTTGCTTAGCAGATACTGGAGGTTTTAAATCTGAACCAGGGTTAGCCTTCTCGTAAGACTTACGTCCCTTTTCGTTAAGGCCGCCTTTGGCGTTCTTACCTTCTTTGCGTTGCCATGCTTCTGACTTAGCCATTCTTCTTGTGCCAATCTTTAGTCGCCTTAACTCCTTGGGCAATTGTCTTTGCCCCTGCCTTCTTTGTCAGGTTAATCTTGTCGTAGGCTCCACCTCGTTTTGCGTGGTCGACGATTACATCACCCTGCTTGTTCTTTTTGATTGTGTGAACTTCACGGGCTGGCTTACCAGGAACTTTAATACCAATCTTTACTGGCTTCTCAACTGGCTTCTTCTCAGCCATTACTTCTTCTTCTTCTTTGAAAGACCTGCTTCTGAAAGAGAAATTGCAAGGGCCTGCTTCTTTGATTTAACTATTGGGCCCTTTTTAGATCCGCTATGAAGTTTACCTTCTGAGTACTCCCGCATCACTTTCTCAACCTTGCCCTTGTTAACTTTCTTCGCTGCCATTACGAATCCTCCCAATCATCGAGGTCTTCCTCGTCTAGGGCGTGCTTGTCGTAGTCGAGGTCATCTAATTCTACCTCTTCGTCCTCAAAGAGCGAAGGGTCTAACTCTGTCTCGAAATCTTCCATCACAATCCTTCCTGAAATTAAGACTCAGGATAATAAGGAATTACGTACTGCACACTGTTAATGAGGACCTTTAGATATCCAGCAGGTGTTGCTGGTAGAGCACTTGCTGCTCCTGCACTTCCGACAGTCGTCTGTGTGTCACCTGTTGCAAAAGCGGTTGATCCACTTGTTCCTTGTGAGCCAAGTGTTCCCTGGATACCGACAGTGCCTTGTACTCCTTGTACTCCCTGTGTTCCTTCAGTGCCTTGTGTACCTGTACCAGTTGCACCCTGTAAACCAGATGCGCCTTGTGTACCTTCAGTACCTTGGCTACCAACTGTTCCTTGAGTTCCTTGCAATCCTTGTGCGCCAAGAGTTCCTTGAGCACCTTGCGTGCCAACTGATCCTTGTGTGCCGTCAGCGCCCTGCGCTCCAACTGTGCCTTGCGTTCCTTGAATAGCAGCGCCTTGTGCTCCCTGCGTTCCAAGAGAGCCCTGTACACCCTGTGCACCAGTTGATCCCTGTGTGCCTTGTATAGATGCGCCTTGAGTTCCTTGCGTACCCTGCGCCTGTGCAAAACCTGCACCAGCAGTTCCTTGAACACCCTGTACTCCACGGAATCCCTGTACACCCTGTGTACCTTGCGCTCCTAGATCTCCGTCAACACCTTTTGCGCCTTGCGCTCCTGTTGCACCTTGCACACCGAGGTGTCCTTGTGCACCTTGTGCACCTGCAGTTCCACGAGATCCCTGTACACCTTGAATACCTTGATCGCCATCATTTGCAGCAGTACCTTGTACACCTTGTACACCTTGTGCACCACTTGCACCAGATGATCCCTGCACACCTTGTGAGCCACGAGTTCCTTGTGTTCCTTGTGTTCCGTTATCGCCATCAATACCTTGTGCACCAGCACTACCTTGT